ACCCTGGCCAGGGCGGTGTCGCGCTCTTTAGTCCATTCGAGCCACGCGTCGATGTCATAGTCGCCCTTCATACCTTGGCGCAGCCGCTCGACTTCGGCCAGGGCGGCGTCGCGCTCCACCGTGCGGCTCGAAACCAGACCATCGAGCCGAGCAATTTCCGCTTCCCGTTCTCTTATTTCGTTCTGTAATGCCCAGTACGTTTCCTGGCCAGCATCCATGTAATCGCTCTTGTGCTGGCGGAGTTGGGTGACCACCGCCCGCATCGCCCCGATGATGCGCTCATGCTGGGAGACGGCCATCAACGGCTCGCGCAGACCGAGCGTTCCTGCACCATCGCTATAGAACCAGCCCGGAAGCGGCTCTCCCTCGGCATTGGTGCAGCGGTAGCGGAATGCAACAATCTCCGGCTGCTCCGCTTCTGCTTGCGCCGGAGAGGGTTGCGCCAGGGCGGCGTGATCAGGTGCAATTCGAGCGTGCGTGACCATCCAATCAAACACGTCCTTCATGTCATTCAGCGATACGCCAATGAACTTGCCGTCCTTCGTGCACAGGTCAAGCAGCCTCTCGCCACCCTTCATGAGCATCAGGAAATTTGGATTGAGTATGTTGGGTAGAACGGTGTTGTTCAGGTGATCATTCCAATCGCGCAGGCGCTCGATCTCGTCAGCGGCCTCCTCCTGGTGGCCAGGAAGTGCCTCACCTTTACGCAAAAGACCGATCAAATGTCGGTCATACTCTTTTGAGACTGGCGATGGAACCTCCTGTGCGCCCTTTGCCTGGAAGTCGCGCTCATCCCCGCCTGCCTGCTCTACCGCAGGATGTGCCGGGCAGGGATGGCGCAGCGAGCCGTTGCCACTCGGGCAAGTGCATAAAGGAGTCTGAGAGTCATTCTTGATCATCGGGATTCTCCCGTTTGGAGTTGCTGAACGGCGGAATTGCAGGAGTAAGGAGGGCTTCCTCGAGCGGCATGCCTCCGGCGAGCCGCCTGCGTACGGTGCTAGCCGAGACAGGGCTCGGCAGCGTCTCCACCAGTTCCTCTATGGTTCCGGTCCGGCCGCGCACGGTGTGGGTGTGCTTTTCCTTGCGTGCCTGGCGGGCCTGGTCCAGTGCGCGGGCGAGTGCCGGCGTGCAGTAGCCCTGTTTCTGCGAGTTGGCACGCTTGTGGTCCAGCGACTGGCCCTTCGCCGGCCACTCGATGTCCGGCATCAGGGTCAGCATTTCGCGGAATACCCATGGGCCGATGCCCAGGGCCAGCCGGGTGGCGCGGCGGGAAAGCCCGCGCGCGGCCGCGTTGCGAATGAACTGTTCGGTGTTCATGCGGTTCTCTCCAGTTGCTGTTTAATGCGCCGTCCGATCCAGCGCACGACGGGGACAGCCTTGCTGTTACCGATGGCCTTGTAGCGCGGGCCGTCGACGTCGCGGACATACCAGCGCTTGCTGCGCTTGGCCTGCCGCACCGCCAGGCCTTCGGCTTGGCACGACTCTGGCGTTTCGCTGACATCCATAGGCCGCCAGCCATCCCAGTCAGGGACCAACGTGTAGTCGTCGGGGAACCCCTGCAGGCGCTCGCATTCGCGCGGAGTGAGGCGCCGTACTGCGGAGGCGATCACCAAGCTGTCGGCCTGCGTGGCCGGGTTGCTGTGGCTGCGGAAGTTGCCGGAGCGAAGCGTCGGCGCAACCTCGCCGGCGTCGGCGCCGTAGTCCTTGCAACTGAAGGCAATGGGTGGCTGACTCGATACCGGCAGTGTGTGGCACAGCCCGGGAGTGGGTTGGCTGCGATTCGTCACGCTGGTGATCTGGTTCGGATCGAATACGGCATTTTCCTGGCCGTGGTTCCTGCCCAGCGTGTGGGCGCAATCTTGGACGACGTCAGGATCTTGCGTGCCGTGTACGACCAGCAGGCCCGACTCTGCGTCCTGTTGTGTCGCGCTGCCGGCTGCCTTCCCGTTCGCCTGGAGGGTGCCGGCGACCAGGTGGTTGGCTGCGGCATGATCTACATCCGATCCGCCGTCGCTGCTGCGAAGGGTGCCGGCCACGGCCGGCACCACGCAGAACGTCTCGGATGCGAAGTCGTTCCGAACGCCATGCGCGGTCAGCGCGCCGGCCTGGAATAGAGACCGGCTCTGGTTCTCCCCACCGAAGGCGGGGACGCCGGCCATAACTTCGACGGCAGGCCCTTCGTCGCTCTCGCAGTTCGGACATCCCCACTGACCAAGGCTCAGGTCGAAGAGGTACCCGCAGCCGCACTGGAGCGCAGGGCCGAAAGGAGCGCGTCCGGCAAGGTCTTGCCCCTCGCCTCGGCGCGGCGGATGATCCCTGCGCAGGCCTTCGCGCTCAAGAAGTACCGCTGCGGGATCGAAGTCTGCTCGAGCACTTGCGACAACGAACACACGCTTGCGTCGTTGGGCCAGTCCGAAATATTGGGCATCCAGAACCCGCCATGCGGCTGCTCGGCGGGGTCCATACACACAACCAGCGTTCGTCCATCGGGGCCCTGACGGCTCCAGCGCTTCGGATTCGCCCACCAGGGCTGCGAGGAAGTTGCCGAACGCGTTGCCTTTGTCGGACAGGACGCCGGGGACGTTTTCCCAGACGACGACGCACTCGTCTCCGTCTGGTCGAACATGGTCAATTGCATCTGCGAGCTCCACGAATTTCATTGTCAGGGCGCCGCGCTCGCCGGCCAGGCCGGCGCGCATGCCGGCTACGGAGAAGTCCTGGCACGGCGTGCCGCCCACCAGGATCAGCGGCGCGGCGATGATTCCCAGCAGCACCTCGCGGGCGAGCTTGGTCATGTCGCCCAAGTTGGGTACCGCCGGCCAGCGATGGGCCAGTACGGCGGACGGGAAGGGTTCGATCTCGGCGAACCAACTGGCGCGAAACCCCAGCATGTGCCAGGCCACGCTCGCGGCCTCGATGCCGCTGCAAACCGAGCCGTAGGTGATATGCCAGTTCATGCCGGCTCCTTATGGATAATGTCGGCCTCGGCCTCGAGCAGGGCGAACAGGTCGGGCATGGCCATCTCTTCCTCGGCAGACTTGCAATAGCCGGCACCGTCCAGGAAGTAGCGGGAGTTCAGTTCGTGGGCGCGGGCTCTGCGCTTGAGCTTCAGCGCGCAGTACGGGACGGTCATGATCCCGCCGAAGGGATCGAAGACCAGGTCTCCTTCCATGGAGTACTGCACGATGGCCCGGTCGACGATGTCGAACTGCAGCGGGCACAGGTGCATTTCCTGGCCCTTGCTGTACTGCTGGGCGTTGAGCGTCCGCATGCGGGCGACGTCGGTCCATACGTCCGGGTGCCAGGACTGCGGTGGCAGCAGCATGAAGCCGGTGGGCAGCTTCCCGGTGACCTCCAGCGATTCGCCGATGCGGACGTGGTGCTCGAAGTCGTAGACGGTGGACAGGCTGTAGTCGCGGTACAGCTTGAACATCACGTCGTGCGGAATGCCTTCGAAGTCCGCTTCAGTCAGCGGACGGTTGCCGTTGCTGCGGGTGAAGCCGTGGGCGTCCAACTGCCAGCGTGCCCGGCTGTAGCCGTTGCCGCGGGTGACGGTGAGCTTCTTGTCCATGGCGAAGGGGGCGATCTGGCCGTCTTCGTCGATGCACAGGGGCTTGGCCTTGACCACCGGAATGTCGCCGTAGGCGTTGGAGTTGTCGGTGGGGGGCTTGCGGAAGATCAGCAGGTACTCGGGCATGCCGACACCCATCTTGGTGCCGTCCTTGCACTGTTCCGTCCACGAGAGGCGGTAGGTCTGGGCGTTCTCGCGAACCACGTCGGTGACGATGGTCTTCATGCCCATATAGGCCCAGCCATGCTTGACGAAGGCTCGAGTCACTTCCATGTGGAAGGGGTAGACGGTCTGGAAGCCAAGGCCGGTCATTCCGCCGGGAATGATGCGATCCTTCACGTGGATGCAGGCCAGACGCCCGGGGATGGTCACGCGCAGCAGTTCCGGGATCAGATAGTCCATCTGCTCGAAGAAGTGCGCGTTGTCGTCGGTGTGGCCGAAGTCGGCGTAGTTCGGCGAGTACTCGTACTGGGTGCTGAAGGGGATGCTGGTGATGGTCAAGCCGACGCTGTTGCTTTCCATGCGGCAGGTTTCGAGCACGGTGTCGTTGTTGACGATGGTGTAGTCCTTGCCCTTGATCTCGACGCGCTCCACGCCCATGGAGCGGGTGAGGGTCTGTGCCATGGCGGCCACGGACAGGCCGTACTGCTTGATGATCTCGGTCATGCGCTGAACCATGGTGTTGTGCTGCTGCCACTTCCGTTCGAGTTGGCGGCGGATGTCGCGCTCGGCCTCGGTATAGATCAGGTCGATGCGCACACGGCCTGTCTGCAGGAATCGGTGCAGGCGGTGAATGGACTGGATGAAGTCGTTGAACTTGAAGCCGATGCCCAGGTAGATGGCCCACGAGCAGTGGCGCTGGAAGTTGCAGCCGCTGCCTGCGATCACTGGTTTGGCAGCCAGTTCCTGGAACTCGCCGTCGCTGAACTGGACGATCGCGCGCTCGCGCTCTTCCAGATCCTGGGAGCCGTAGACGCTTACGGCAGTGGGGACGGCGGCCTCGATCGCGTGGCGTTCCGCCTCGAGGTCATGCCAGATGATCCGGTGAGCATCTGGAGCCTCGGCGCGGATCTCCATCAGTTTGGCGATCCGGGCGGGCAGGCTCTCGCGTTTCTCGGCGGCGGCGTCCTGCACGCCAATAGCGGTATTACGAAGCAGGCGTCCCTGGCCATTGCGCTCGTGGCCGGCGTGCGAGTGGTCAGACGGTACTTCGTGCCAGCGGATGTCCAGTTCCGGTAGGGCGTAGCCTTCGTCACTGAACCCGAGGTCGCTGGGGCGCTGAACGAAGATCGCCCAGGACGCCACCCACATCCAGAACTCGCCCTCCTTGTGGGCATGGATGGTGAGTTGGTCGGCCTTCTCCGAGTTGCGTTTGAAGAACCTGGTCTTGGCCTGGCCGACATCCATCACGCCGAGGAACGCCGAGTACGCCAGCAGCTCGATGTATTCGTTCGGGCTCGGCGTGGCCGTGGCCACGTACCGGTACCGGACGCCATCGCCGCGGATGCCGGCGGCGCGATCGTCACCCGCGAACAGGGCCATGAACTCGCGGAACGTCTTGCTGCCGCCGAAGCCGCGCAGGCAACTGGCTTCGTCCAAACTGGCCACACTGAACCGTCGAGGGTCGAGCTTGCCATCGCGGACGGTCTCGTAATTGGTCAGGTAGATGGTGTTGGGGTCGTCTACCTCGTCGAAACTTCGGATGAACCGGACGGTGATGCCGAGCATCGCGGCGTCTCGGTAGAACTCCTGGCGCACACCCAGCGGGATGGTGATGAGCGCGTAGCCGCCGGCCAGGTCGCGGGTGACGCGCACCACTTCAAGATGCATTACCGACTTGCCCAGGCCGAAGGCCGCGAAACAGGCCG